ACCTGGATGGTAGTCCTAACGGGATTTGAACCCGTGTCTTCACTGTGAAAGAGTGATGTCCTCACCACTAGACGATAGGACCACGCAGAGTAATCTAAAAGAATGTTAGATTACCTGGAATATGGAGATAAATCTCCAACGACTCTAACGGGATTTGAACCCGTGATACTACCGTGACAGGGTAGCGTGATAACCACTTCACTATAGAGTCAAGGTGGGAGGAGCAGGATTCGAACCTGCGAAGGCAGAGCCGCCTGATTTACAGTCAGGTTCCTTTAGCCACTCGGAAATCCTCCCACGATGGGTCTGGTGGGACTCGAACCCACAACTTCCAGGTTAAAAGCCCGTTACTCTACCATTGAGTTACAGACCCATGTAAGGTTTAAATTGTCGAGGTGCTGGTGGTCTCTCAACCACTTGTATAGAATACCACCGTTTGGTCTCTGGGGAGGGACTGGTGGACACTTAGGAAACTGACACAGGCAACAAAAAAGGGGAGAAAACTTTTGGTTTCTCCCCCCTTCTTATTTGCTTTTATGGATTACATCTTACATATGTCTTTCCATATCCGCAAACAGGGGAGTTCCCTCAATATGCCAATAGCGGCAATCGAGATTACTAAACTGTTTGTTAATCATGGAGTAAGACATTGTTTTCGACCTAAGTGTTTTTATTTATAAGACTTTTTTGTTAAAAAGTCAAGCGCCTCAGGTAGGATTCGAACCTACGGCTAACCGCTTAGAAGGCGGATACTCTAGTCCACTGAGTTACTGAGGCAAGAGACCTCCCTGTTTGTGCTTCTATGAGAGGCATGAGAGGGGTGAGACTTATATGAGGTTTGGACCCTCACTGCTCATATGATTATTGTACTACTCCTTAGGGCAGGTGTCAACCCATGGAGCACATAATCTCATTTCACCTCCTAATAATCTTTGAGCCTCAGAGCTATCTGGAGCTTTCTCTATCAACCGGGGCAAAGGTATTCTAGGTGTTCCAGAGTCTCCTGTCAAGCGTTCATAATCTCTGATTGCTTTATCAACATCACGCTCAACTCTTCTTTTAACAATTCCTGGATCCTTAAGCAGAACATCGTTGATTATGGTCTGTGGGAAGAATCTCCTCTGAACCTCATCTAAGAGGTCCCAGAGGCGCTCCTGAGGCGCTCCAGTGCATTGAGAGAGTGTCGCTACAATACCACTGAGTATGACGCTTATAAGGATTATCTGCTTTTGATCTGGTCTCTTCTTTCCGAAGTTAAAATTAAACATAAAAAAAGAGGAGTAGCGACACTCCTCTGTATTTATTACATTATTCTAAATTGTTTCTTTGTGCTGCTGCCGCCATCCTTTGTTCCAACGCTCTTTTTCTCTTTTCTTTTGGATCTTCTTGTGGTGTCGGTGCTGGTTGTGTTGGTGCTGCTGTAGGTGCCTGTGTTGGTTGTGGGGCAGGAACAGGCACTGGTTGCGTTGGTTGCGCTGCTTTTGGTTTCTCTGGTGTGGGAGGCGTTGGAGGGGTGCTCAGGTGGGTCTGGTGCGTTGTTACTGCATTATCATGAGCATCCTGAGATGCCTGAACGTTCTGTGCTGCTGCTGCCTGTTTGTCTGCGTGTTGCTGTGCTGCAGCAGGATTATTCTGCAAGTAGAATGCATTTTTTCTAGGAACTGGGGTTCCATCTGGTTTTGTCACTCTAGTTGCATCAGCAGCAGATGCTTTTGCTGCTTCTAGATCATTTGCAGTTTGTACCGTTTGTTGCTCTAGTTCTGCTGCGGTTTTTGCATGAGATGCTTGTGCTTGACGATTGAAAAGAGCAAATGATGATTGTCTTGTTTTCTGTGCTGCCTTTTCTTTAGCTGCTGCTTGGATATCTCCAGCAACTGCCATCTCTCTTCCACCACCTTTTCCAGCTCTTGCTCTCAGTCCAACAGATTGCTGTCTAGGATCTCTAAAGGAAGCACCTTCACCACCAGTGGTCCACATAGATTGGGCAGTTTTACTCTTAGCAAACTGTCCAGTGCCTTTAACCATTTCCTGGCCAGCTGCACGCTGAACACCAGGAACTTTTTTCTCTAATCCATCAATCTCTGCTTGAACTTGAGTATAAACATCCTTCTGTTGTTGGGGAGACATTCCTTTAGTAGAAGACATCAACTCTTTAATTTTATTAAGAGTTTCTTGACTTGTTGAAATTATTTCTTTTCCTTTCTTTCTGGCATCTACCTTTAATTGCGCTACTCTTTCTTTATATTCTTGATCAGTTTCTCCTGCCTTCTTCTTTGGTTTATTTGCCAGGATGCTCTTCACTTGTTGCTGAGCAGCAACTTGTACTCCCCTCTCAAGGGTTGCAGTTGCCTGGTCTGCTTGAGCAGAACCTGCCTGAGAACCACGATAGTCTTTTCCGCTTACACGGTGTTGTTTTTTTGGATCTTCCGGGTCAGAAAATACATAGTCAAATCTTCCTTGACCTTTTACATTTCCTTTCCACGATGGTTTGGATGCTTCATGTTCTCCACCAGAAACTCTACCAACCCACCCTTTTGATGCAATATTTCCACCCTTCTTACTTTGAACCAAACTTAAAAATCCAGGAACTGCTCTTTCTATTTCTGAATAATAAGCATTTTCATGTGCTGCGGTTTTTTTCTTTCCAGAAAATCCTTCATCTGATGCCTTATCAAAATGCAATGGGTGATCTTTATCAGTTTTTGCACTTTCCAATTCTTGTGCAATCACTTGATTAACACCATCAAAATCTTTCTTACGTATTAACTCTCGTACTTCTGGAGAGGATACCAAATGGTTATAGAAATTTATATTCGCGTGTTCATCACTATACTTTGGTTCTCCACCACGCTTCTCTACGATAAGATATGCTTCGGATATGAAATGTTTAAACGTCTTCATTCTACTAAAAAAGGGGAAGATCTGCAGCTCTCCCCCCTATTTATTATTTTATTGTATATTCTATTTTATCAAACTTCTACCGTGATCAGTCGGTTGGCATAATCATAGGCATACGAAGTGCGGGCACCATGAATGCCCCAACCAATCCAACTATACGCATAGTTCATGTAACGATCGATAGACTTACCGGGAGTTTTCATCCTATCAGCAATACGTTGCCATTGAACCTCAGTTGTTAGATAACCAAGTTGCGTGTGAAGATCTGATGGAGAACCACCTGTCTTCTTAGCAAAATCACCCAATCCATAATATCTATCGGCAGATGTCCATTGGATCAGTCCATAACCACCATTACAGCGGTTCCAACTGGTCCTGCTACCACCTTCACAAATATTAGGTACGAACATAGATTCTTGCCTAATATTGCCCATGATAGTAGCAAGGGCGTTTCTGTCTTTAATTCCTTGATCTTGGAAAAAGTCCAGAGCAAGTTTTTCATACTCATTACACCCTTTACAAATTAGCCTTTTCTCTTTTGGCTTTTCGGGAGCAACCTCGCGGATTGCTGTCTTCTCTGGTTCAAACTCCTTAATAATGGAATAAGAAGGAGCAGTAGCAGATGATGGCAGTGTTGCCGTTGTGGTTGTAACCGTTGCCAGCAGAGGCAAGAGGGCTACAGTAAAGAAGTTTTGCATTAAAATTAATTGAACTCTACATCCTAATAGAGAAAGCGCACTTCCCCTTTCTCAAGGGGCAATCTCCTAGGCTCTAAATCAATCCTCAAAGTCTCATAATAAAAAACCCTACTCATAATAGGGATTTTAACATTATAAGTTTTTATTTAGTTTTTGTCAATCTTGCGGTTCTAGAGAAACAATCTCAAGTTCGTCACCTTCTGGTTCAATCCATTCATAAAACTCAGCAAGAATTGCGCGTGCATCCTCTTTTGGAATACTCATATCCGCAGCACGATCAAGGGACCACTCCCTTACATGTGCAACAATATCTTCAGTCGTTGCGTTCATAATAATCTTTTCGGAAGTACCTGTTGAGGATGTTGCTATTGTAGTATCTTGGTATTCCGCTGTCAAGGGATTCTGTGAGGACATTGTGTGTGAAGAGTTGTCGGGTTTCCTCAAAGTTTGTTTTGCCCTTTGTTTTATGTAATGATAAAATAGTGCGCGTAAAATTCTCCCTACCATACTTTTCTACATCCTCTTTAAGTTCTGGGCAGGATCCATAGTAGTTTTTCCAATCAGATTCTGATTTAACTTTTCTAGATTTTCCCTTTGGTGTGCGGAAACTCCAGAAATATTTTCGACCAATATAGTCCCTACCAGTTTGATTGCAATGAATATGATATACAAAACCAAAATAATCTTGAATATCACTTGAACCAAATACTTTTCCATTGTAGGTCCAAGCATTTTCATAGTCAATATCTGTACTCATCAATAATATCTAAAACTTCATTCAGATATTTATGAGCAAGTCCTTTCATATCCATATCATGTCTGATATGTTCATTATGAAGATTATTTTTTAACTTTAGCACACGAATTCTGAGTTCATCTTTTGTGAGTTGATTTTTAGACATAAAAAAGAGGAGGATTAACCTCCCCTATCTATGCAACATCATTAGTATTTTTACCCAACCATTCTTTGCAATAGTCATAATCTCCAAACATAAACTCATCACATTCTGCTGCTTCTTTATAAGCATTTAGAATTGCTTGTTCACACCACTCATCATAGTTGGAATCCTGAAAAAGTATTTTTGGTAACATCTTGTTTAATGCCGCCTACAACATATGATTCTACCTCAGTTTCCTGGGGAGCAACCTGAAGACCTTTGGAAGAAATCCAGTGCTGAGTCCAAGGAAGTGGGTTATTGTTTGCTGAAATATCATACTGGGGCTTTAACCCAATTGCTTTAAGTCTTCTATTTGCAATCCATTCTACGTATTGTTGAAGAAGTTTATCATTCAGTCCAATCATGCTGCCATCTTTGAACAGATAATCTGCCCAACGCTTTTCTTCATTTACGGCGCGATCAAACATCTTATAAACCCATTCTTCTTCCTCTTTAGCAATCTGTTTCATTTCGGGATCATCACCTTCTCTCCACTTATTCAAAATATTTTGAGTAAGTGCTAAATGTTGGTTTTCGTCTCTTGCGATGAGACTAATGATTTTAGCGGATCCTTCCATAAGCTTAAGTTCACCAAAGGCGAAACTACAAGCAAAACTAACGTAGAAGCGAATACCTTCAAGAATATTAACGT